ACTCCCCTATTCGTAGCAGCGTGAACTCGTGCATTTCGCCAGTACCCCGATCCATATATACCAACTTGCCCCGATCCTCATTAAGAGCATCCATGTAAACTGCTAACTGTTTGAGGTAAGAAGGTCTTGGCTTCCCCTCCCTTAACTCTTTAGCCTGATACATTCCATAGTAAGATTTTACCTCTAGCGGGTAGCCCTCTTTAAACCTTCCATCCAAATACCCAGTTATTGGTACCCCACTTCTAGTCATTTCGATCCTCAATTGTTCTTCGGGGATTCCTTGCAACAACCCCATATCATCAAGAGTTTCAACTAAAGCTTTTTCGGTCATTTTCGCAGCACTGAACATTGTCAACTTCTCTGCCTCAATAGGATTTGTTGGTTTTGTTCCCATCCAAGAGTGGTAAAGATCAAACAAAGGCTTCTCACAGTCAGTAGCCCAGAAAGAAGTCCGTTTGTGTTCATACTCATTATCTAACTTGGTGATGTAATCCTGTATTTGTGTAACTAAAAATTTATTTTGATCCATTTTGTGGGTGGTTATTTTTTACTCCGCACCTTGAGCAATACTTTTCAAACGGGAGCATCTCATGTTTGCACCCTTCACACTTTGACAGGTTATCCATTTTTGATCCGCATTTATAACAGTATTTTTCATCCTCACCGACCACTCTTGCTTCTTTACATTTATTACAATACATTTTTATTTTGGGTTACAGGATAATTGTTTAAAGCATTGACGATCAACTCATTCATGCCGAGGATCATCTCACCTTTTTCCGAAGCTTGCTCCATCGCCTCGAGGTTGTCTTGGTAAAGCTGTTTAACTTTTCCCATGTTGTTTTTGGTTAAGATTATTGTACCTATATATTACTAAACTTTAATAGACATTGCAAGGCTTTCTTACACTTATTTCCAACTTACTTGTTTTCTAGTCAAAAATATGTATTATAATATATTTAGGTCTAAAAACCGCTAAACAGCTCAATTCTGTGGCAAGAGGCCAACGGTCAAACCTATATACTCTTATGCCCACGATGGGCTTTTTAGTATAAAAACAAAAGCCACCCTTTACGGATAGCCTTTGCCCCTCATTCCTACGAAAAACATTAAAGCTTTGCGTGGTTTCTGTTCCTATTATACACGGCTGTGTAAAATATTAGTAATTTTTTAACTAGACTCATTTAAAAATTGTTAAGAACATTCAAAATATTTTAAACTTGCTTCCCAGTTTCCATAGAAGGTGACACCTCCTTTATAGTAGTCATAACACTTCTGTATCTGCCACTCTGGATCAGTAAAAAATCTTTCATCATTCACTGCATCAGGATGCCACTTTTCATTTATGCCACAAAAACCCCAATCATAACTGCCATCTTTATTTTGCCCATGTCTTCTATCAGGAGTCCAAAGAGCATTCTCTGAATTAAGCAACGCAAGGAAGTGAGTGTCATTATTACTGATCCTGGAAGCTGTTCGAACATACTGTTGCTGATCTTCATCTACATCCTTTTTGTAGCACAACTCTCCGGGATTCATACTAATTTGCAATTTACTGGAATTCCCGGTAGTTTGAGAAGTTTCCGCTTCTACTGAAAATCACATACCATCTTTGACTTTGTAGCACACCCTTCAAGCTCTGTTATAGTGTAAAGATCTGGGTTGGCTAGTTTGTTTCTACACCAAGCTTTTTCTATTTCACATTTCTGCTGCTTGTTAGCATTCCATAGTCCTTGATAGTTCACCTCACCTGTACTTCCAACAGCTACGTTTATAAATAGCCAGATGACCATCAATCCTGTTAGAGATCCCATAATGATGTGGGTTAGTTTCTTTTTGTCACGTTTTAACAGTGACGTTTGAGAGTTTTCCATTTTGGTTTTTGTTATTTGATTTTATATTTTTAAGCCCGAAGGCAATTATTCCTTATAAAACTTTCTAAACTCCTCGACATTTAAGTCTATTCTAGTGACATCTTCTTTAGTGGCTACATAAGGACATTTTCTCGCAAAGTGGGCACTACTACATCCCCAAACATAGCTTAAATCACTCTCATACGTCACATAGCCATCTGTTTCAATTTCTAAAATTCTTCTATACCTGCTCAAGCCATCATTTAAATATGTCTCTCCTGTTTGTAGTTTTGATGCAGTTATTCGTTCTCTCATTTGTTTAAAAGGTTATAGAATTCTTGATCTTGTTCTGCGATCTTTTTTAACATTTTGACTGCACTGTTATCACTTCTCCAACCCATGTGTTCCTTTATCACTCGCAAGGTGGGTAGTCGCATGTTCTTTGGATCAGTACAAAACTTATATAATTTTTCTTGTTTATCAGTCATTAAAAGCAGTTCTTATAAAATAAAATGATCTCGGGAGCCTTTAAGGCTAGAAGTGTTGTGATAGACCCAAACAGGAATATAGCCACCGCTGTCTTTAGTATCTTCCCCCATTCGGTTCTATACTTGTTTGTTGGTTGGTAATAAGTTCTATGCATCTTTTAAGTTTTTAAAGAGTGTAGGTTCAAATGAGAAATCTCTTTCAACCGGTAGCCCGAGCTTTCCTCTTAATTGTTCAAGTTCTAATAGGGAGAAATATCCCCATTCGTTACAATGTCCACAAGTAAGTCCGAAAAACATTTTCTCATCCGGATTGTATTCAGTAGCATACCAGGTCCAGCCAGCATCAGGAGTAAAAAACTTGCAAACCAGAACCTTGTCCCCAAGAGGGACTTTCTCTGTCTCATACAGTTTTGGCAACCTCTCTTTGATTGCCTTTGTTAGTAATTTCATACGTCTTTGGTTAAGATATTTAACGTGTATATTATAGCAATGTTTAATAAACTTTACAAGAGATTTATTTGTTATTTTTAAAGTTAATTATTCTTGAGTGTAAAGTTTTCTGCTTATCCTTAAAAGTTATGGGCATTATTTATGTTTATAGTTGTAGACGCACTACCCCCAATGAGAGGAGTAGTGCTTATGTCCATAGCTGTTTATTTAGAGCTAACAGAACCCAGTCGCATTAACAGAGAATATCCGCATTCCTCTGCCTACCCATACAAGGGCGGGGATGTGTAATGGAGTCACTTTTAGCGGTCTGTATTCGGGCCTTACTTAATACGATACAGAACCCCATCACTTCCGATAGATACAAAGCCATGCCATAACGATAAAACCCTTTAGGCACAGGTGAGAGGTGAATAATACGCAGGGTACTTGTTGATTCCCCTACCCATCACCTGTATCTAAAAGGTTCCGGTCTTTGTATTATTCGTCCCCATTATACACAATCCCGGAATAAAGACAAATAAAAAACAAGAGCGACCCTAAAGCCGCTCCTGTTCATCTTAACCAAGACCCCGAAGGGAAAAGGCAAATCTATTCTAAAACAAATTCGTTAATTTATCAATCACAACCATCGCACGGTAAGCTGGCATCTTGTCAACCTTACCTATTATCTTTAAATTTTTAAGTATCTTTTGAAACTCCAACATATCTATTTCTGCATTCGGATCTTTAGGTGCCATTCCTAACTTCACAGCTTTCTCCCACGAATCCCTAGCCCATTCGGGTATTACTTCTTGTTTACTCAACCATACCCAAGGATCTAAATAATAACTCTGAACATATTGCTTTGACTTCCCAGATGGGTAATAACACCACTTACGCCAATGTTTAGCCTGTTTTATAGCCATGTCACGATTAAATACCTCAAAGTGCAAATGAGGACTGTTAGTGCCACTGTTTCCTAAATACCCAATCAATTCTCCTTCTTTTACATACTTTGCAACCTTTATCCCATCAGCAGGTTCTTTCAAGTGTGCATATCGTGTATAATTGCCGTCTGCGTGGATTATAATCACAAACCACCCTAGACCTCCATTATTGTTATTCTTCCACGTAGGAGCGGGTGAAACATACTCTATATGCCCTGCTCGTGCCGACACTACATCTTGTCCATAATCTTTCCATCCATACGACCAATTGAAGTCTATTCCAGGATGGTAGACTTTGTGTTTGCCATAATACTCCAGCCAATCAAGACCAGTTAACGGCATTGAATACTTTGTTGGATACATATAAATTGGTTAAATTTAATCTGTGACCTCTAGCAGCCCATGCCATTGTTCGCTTCCAGCATAGGTTGAGAAATTAAGATCAACATACATGCTTGTAACATCAACAATTGTCCCAGAACAACCACCCGCAGCCCCAGCGGTGGAAAGAAAATCAAGAGAAGTTGAGAAACCAGATACTTCAGAGTTGTCAGCCCCAGCCCTATTAGCATCGCTTGAGTACCAATATGTGCAATAGCTAATACTCCCAACCTTTTTACCTACCGACCATCCAGTATATCCAGACCCATATCTTTGAGCATTAAGGGTGACAGTTTTTGGCAAGACTCCAAGATTATGATAAATTCTTTGATACCCTGTTCCTATCGCCCCATTTCTCTCTGTTGTCCCTAGTGCAGCAGCCGTTTCTAAATCAAGATTTATATCAAGTTCATCCGTATCAGTAGCAATCCCAAAACATTTGCCCGAAACTGTATCTGTTAAATCATAAGTATGATTCTCCATATATTGTCGATCACCAACGGTAAACCCAGCAAATCCAGTTAACTTTCCCCGACTTCTGGCAGCAACATCTTCTGTTGCAGATGCAGAATTTAAAGCAAACCCCACACAATAGCCAGTATTGTCATATTCTTGATGCATCCATCCAGTAGCACTTGCGCCATAGTGGACAACAAACAGGGTTCTGTCGTAGTCAACACTTGAAACAGCCATGTCAGGAGTAGCTCCTGCATAATAAGAACCATCTGCTGCCACACAATATATAGCAGTCCCAACTACACTAATCTCCATCCATTGAACATAGCCAGTTCCCGAAGATCTTGCTAGTATAACCGCTCTGTGAAGGCCTACTACATCCATGACAATATCCGTGGAGAGTGTTCCTATACTAGCATCTGGCTCTGTATCTGTTATATTTTTAGTGGTTCCCGTTGATGCCCCCGCAGTTGTTAACAGCTCTGCCATAATATCATTCCCATCCCCTCTAAAAACGACTAAATAATAATTCCCCTCCCAGCTTATATTTACATAGTTTGCAATCATCCCTCCAAGAGTAGCAGTTGCCCCACTCGAAGGAGTATTCCCCGAAAACGAAACCTTCCAAGTCCTTAATATCGCACCCGAATCATAAACGATCTGCACCTCATCATCTGTATAAGAGGCTATGTCAACTTTCCTGTCTCCATAATTTGCATCAGTGCGAGTTATAACATTCGCAAAGTAAGAAGTGATTGTTGTTCCCGACACCGTTACATTGAATATGTGAACGTAATCATTTGCACCCCCAGAATCTTCAAGGAATGTAACAGCGATTTTGTCAGTACCTATCATGCACATCGCACAACCCCTAGAACTACCCCCTGGAGTGTCTAAAACAACCTCTGTCCCCAAAGTGACAACTGTTCCGCTCACAGTTCCAATCCTCATTCGTATATCCGTTGCATTGATAAAATACAAAAATGCAATCTTGTCATCTTCCATGTAAAGAACCTGCGTTAAATATCCAGTACCAACAGAAGCCCCACTCACAAGATAACTTGTCCCATAAGTATCGTCCAAAGTTTCTGGATCTACTGTTGCAATTTTTACCCGTGCATATCCTCCAACACTATCTCTGTAAAATAAAGCAAACTTCAAGTCCGTAACCTTTGAACCTGAATAATCCGAAGATGACGCCGCATTCCCCAAAGATACAGGATCATCCATGCTGTGCTTTCTAGTTAACTCAACACTATCCGCAGTCCCTTCTATCATCGAAACAGCCTCATTAGCCGCAATCGTTTCAGAAGCGGTCCAAGACCTATCAATTACCTCTGCTCTTTTCCCAGTAGTAAGGATTTGGAAGTTCGTACCATCATATCCAAGTTCTATAATTGCTCCAGCAAGTATGTCTCCAAAAATAGGATCAGTACCATCAGTTGATTTAATATTTACAGCCCCAATAGCATTCACATTTATAGTGCAAGCACCTGTATTAGTAAAACCTGCTTTAAATTTAATCACATCTCCAGCCACATAAGCTACATATTGAGCATCTATTGACAGAGTTTGAACATCGGCAGCACCTCCAGAAGTTGCATAAAATCCGCTATTACTCAAAGTGTCTAATCTCAAAGCATTTCTTTCGGCAGCAGTTATGATTTGATTAGCCGCTACAGTTGATGAATTCATTGCCATATTTTATAAAGTTAATTTCTACGCATCATTCAGAGTTATTATGCTCTGGACATTTAAAGTTTCTACATTCGATTTAGTTATCGACTGTGTAAACCTATTAAATAACTGACCAGTATCAGCACCAGCACCTCCATCTATAAACATCCCATATTCTTCATAAGTTCCAGTTGTTTCGGTAGCAGTAAAGAAAGTTTCAACATAAGCAATATTGCTTGCATCCGTTCCACTACTCAAAGCCTTTCGATATACTTCTGTCCCTAAAGTCGCATCAGCAACAGTAGGTGCAGCATTACTAGACCCCAACGCTGTATAATTGACATTCCCTGTGTATGTATTATCACCACCTAACCTTTGAGCTAAAACACTCCTTCCGACTGTAGTGGTTATGTTATTCACTACAAACTCCTGTGTCTTAAATTTATGTAAACGATCAATATGGAATCTATATTCATCCCACAACTGTTTTAACAGTCCTCTGGTGGCTTCACCCGTTTTAATCAACAACTGTCGTGCTAGGTGGCATTCCTCGAGCCTACGCTCACATTCTTGGGCCTTCTCATTGCGAACATCACATAAGGTAATTATATGAGTTCCTTTCGTCTTTAAAGTTTCATTGGTTTCCATAATAGTTTGTTACATTATATATTTTAGCACTTTTAACCGAAATCGGCTAGATCGAATCTGGTTGTCAATGGTTGTCCCACCGAGGTTTCAAACTTCCAAGTTCCTGCTGGGTAATCAACTGCGGTATTGACATCAGCACTTTCAACGGTTTCACCAATAGTTGCCCTTTCATCCCCACCTTCAATAGTTGCAGTGCTTACATCATCACAATCAACATCTTCATCGGTACTTACATAAGTTTCGACTATATCATCAATATTTAATTCAATCTTGTCTTGAGTAGCCAAAAGCTTCTGCATAAATTCTATCCATCCAAACAGCGTTGTTCCAAACGTAATATTATAAGTGAGGTAATCGGAAAACTCACCACCAGCCTCTTTTATAGAGATCTTTTGCACGACATAAGTTTCATCAATCCCCCTGTTAGAATCTGTTATAGTTAAAAGTTGTCCAGCACTTATTCCATGTTGATCAGTCGTTGCACTCCCCAAGATAGTCGCATTAGAAAATTCACTCACCCTTGCCTGTGCTATCGCCAAAGCAGTCCCAACATCTTCAATATTCCTGTCCGTTATCGGATCAAGGTCAAAAACTCCATCCCCTAAACCGAGAGCTTTCAATGCGTTCACGCTTCCGTTGTCCTGATATTGTAATTGAATAGGCACTCTTTCATAGTACTGTAAAAGAATCCCATCCCCGGCGTTAAGAGTTGTCTCGCTTTCAGTTGCACGAATAGACTTTTCATTTGAATTATAGACGTAATCGACAGTTGTTTCGTCAACCAGCCCCTCGACCCCCCCGGTCTTCGCAACAGTAAAGAAGGTTATAGTATCTGTATTCGTCTGCCCCGCTATCGCTTCAACGGTAAAATTATCAGGATCAACGTAAGTAATTTCTCTCACCTCCGCAGCTCTAGTTTGATTTGTAATATAATCACCAGTCACTAAAGTATGTCCTGTGACTTTTATATTCGTCGTATTAGTCCCCGCCTCGGCGGCATGAGTGTCCGACTGATCGTCAATAGTTATTATCAGTCCGGAGAATTTACTCTTTAAAAGCCAATCCCTTAAAACCCCATCACCAGGAAACGCTTGTGAGTAAATATTGTCCGAGATCTTCTCGCCACCTCTTACAATAACTCTATTTCCTATTTGGCTCGCATCCACCCCGACCTTTAGTTTTGTAAAATTGTCAGAAGTATCAGTGAACGCAATCGGCGAAGGGTCCGCCTCTTTGTCCTTAAAATGGATTAGTCTTAAGTAATCGATCCACCACACATATTCCCACGTTTTAGCCAAACTCTGCATAAAGCCAGTAGGTTTTAATTGCGGACTTCTAATATCGTCAAATTCAGGAGTTTCTTCTACGCTCGGATAGTGGTTGAAAAATTTGTTATCCATAAACCGAAACCCATCAAACAGGACCCCAGAGTCAGCAGTTTCCACAATATAGATCTCTATAAAATCCATCGCAGTCCAATCGGGAGTTCCTGTAACTCCAGTATTGTCGGCAAGCCTCGCCGTTACGTAAACCCATTCGTTGTCAGTAGGCACGATTTGATAGTTGGTAAAATGAGCAGCAGCACTTCCGATCCGAACATCAAAGCTAGTCACTTTTGTATAGTCGGTGCATTTATACCAGAACCCCAGGATTCCTTGAGTGGGTAGCCCAGAAGCAGTTCCTGTGTAGTCGGAAACATCCATGCTTGAAGGTGAAGCTGTAAAGGTCGCATTACCGCCGACAAACGTCCAGTTAAAATCTCCACAAGTATCACCTTCCCTATAATTAGTTGCCTCTAAATCTGGGTTATCACCATCTCCAGCTTCTATCCATTCAGCCCTCAAAGCAGTCACATTCTCGTACTCCATCGAATCTATTACCCTGTTCCGGTTTATAGTCGTATTGCAAAAATCATTTATAATATACCTCGAATCCCGGTCTTCCCAAGAGTCCGATATTAACTTTTTGTCGAATATTTTTGAGTAGTCAACCCCGGTCACATCGTATTCAATTTGATCCAAAGAGTACACATTCCGATCCTTCACCCTACCAACCACGCCCCCGAATATAATCTCGCCAATCTTGTCTCCTTGCACAACCGACCCGCTAGGTGCAGCCTCTAAAACTATCTGCAAGGTTGCCTCATCGTAACTCTGCACAATAACAGTTTCTTCATCAGCATCTCCAACCCGGATCCTTAACTCTTGCCCGGCCCGAAACATCCCGACATCTGTTTGAAAATCACCGTCAAGAGTAACAGTCGCACCGCCAAAACTCGCTATAGTATCTCCTTTATAAATCCTCAAATCCGTATTCTCGATAGGCTGTGTCGCCCCATTGACTAGTTTAAAATTACACGAATCTGCTCTTTGTTGGATCTCGTTATTGATCCGGAGAGAGCCTGATTGGTAATCCGTAGTGTTGTCAACATCGTCAATGTAAAGGTATAGCATTTAGACAACTTTAGTCGATAATTGTAATTTTTGAGTTATAATATCAGCATATTCCTCGGCGACTTCGGCACTAGAGATTATGCTATTGTAAAGGTTCACCACAACACCGCCAAGTGCGTGGTTAGGTATAATCTTTCCGCTATTACTAGGAACAAAAACCTCGGGACCTTTTTCTCCAACAATTGAAGGCATACCACCAAACACAGGTCCGCCAGCCGCATTTCGAGGCATCGAAAACTCCATCGGTATGTCTTTTAATTGTCGAGGAGCAGGATTAAAAGTTTCAGTTTCCGCCATCCCTAAAGTTGCAAGTTCAGCGATAGCATCTCTTGTCCATTTTAACAGCGATTTTATACTCTCAATTATTCCGTCAATTATAGTCCCAAGAGTTGAAGCAATTCCTTCCCAAATACTTATCAGGATAGTTTTAAACCCCTCCCACACCATGTCCCAGTCGCCCCTCAATAACCCCATCGCAACTTCAATTATTCCCCTCAAGATTCCAAGAGCCATCGTTACAACGCCCTTTATTAGTTCCCACGCAGTTGTTAGTGCAGTTCTAATAGCAAGCCAATCCCCTTCCCACGCCTTTTTTATTAGGACCATTATTTCAGCAAATAACGCAACCAGAGCCATTATTGTCGGAAAAACATTTTCCTGGATCCACGCCCACGCCGTTTCTATAGTCGTCCTTATCCCATACCAATCTTCTTCCCACATCTCTTTTATCAACCCCATCTGCCATTGTAATTCTTGAGCAACGCCAGAGATCCAGCCGGCAATACTCGCCAGCATAGGTGCCAGGAGTTGTCCGACAGTTTCCTTAAAATCGCCCCAATCGTTAGCCGCAGCAGTCAAAGCCCCGGCGGTTGTGTTCCGCAATTCCTCGGCAGCACCCCCAAAGTTATCTGTCAAAATTTTAACCAATAACTCTGTTTTCTCAACCCCGGTCGCTAGATTGAACTGTTCTTTCTGAACATCTGTTAAGGTTATTCCGTAACGCCCCAAAGCTCCAGCCCCGGTGGTCATAGCTTTACCCATAGCAATTGCAAGGTCATTCAAGTCCGCCACTTGCCCGCTAGTCTTTTCCGTACTCGCCGCCATGTCTAACAAGGCAGGAGTTAAGTTCATTATCTCGTTTCCTGTTAATTGAAAAGTTCCGAGCATAGCCTGTGCAGAAATGATCTGCTCATCCCCAAAGGTTGTTGTTTTTTGTAAAGCCTTCGCATACTCCTTCAAATCCCAGATCAAAAACTCGGCACTTTGTTCCGCCCCTTGAAACGTCTTTCCCAAAACTTTCAGATTGTTTATAGAAGCTGTCAGTCTCGCCTCGGCTTTTTCCTGTACTCCATAAAGTCTTATTGATTCAGTAATAAATTGTTTAATCTTCACAACCCCAAAGGCAGCTCCAAAAGCAGCTCCCAACTTGAGAGCGGAACTCTTTAAACTCCCGGTGGTTTTCTTAACCTTATTGATCTTACCAGAAGCCGTGTCTTTGGCCTTGATATTGATTGTTAAGTTACTTGTTGCCATGCTTTTTTGATTGTTTTATAGTTCGCTGATTCTCACAGCTTATAATTTCCATCAGGTAGGTCATTCTTTTAGCATCGTACTTTTCCCACTCAAGCCCGAATCTCTTTGACATCTCGTAATCTGCGAATTGCTGCTCCGCCCCTTTCCGGGTCTTTTCGTAAACAACATTAGCCTTTATGACTTCGAGCTTTTTTTTTCTGGCACATAGATTGGCAAGACAGGTGTGGCAATTTCCACGATAGACGACATTGACAGCCTTTCGATATTTTCAGGAGTACATTCGATCTTTTCCCCATCCTGTTCAAAACTCCAAGCCGTCAGCACGATCTTTAAAAGAGGTAAAGCGAGTCCGATATTACTCATAGCATCATTGGCATCGGCTTTCCCAAAGATCTCCTTGAACTGTTCAAAACTCATTTGCTCTTTCACCTCCACCCAATCCCCATCGGATAAATCGATTCTTATAACTTTGTCAGATATAAATCTGTTCTTCATAATACTGTTTGGTTAAGATATTTTTTAATAAGTAGCCACGTCATTCACGAGCAATAGCAAGTGGGAAATCCCGAGAGATGCGTTGTAGAAAGAAGTAAAAGGAATCTCCTCACCAACAATGTCGTCCTGTGCTAGTGATAGTTGGTAAGAGTCAAACTGCACTTCCGGATATAAGCTCCTTAATTGGAAGTACATCCCGGACGTAGAAATCTGGTTCCCGGTAGTTGTCACCTCAACAGATTGTGCGGTATTTACCCTCAAGTGTCTATAATAATTTTCGTCCTCGTTGTGCAAAGTCAAAGTTCCTCCTCCAGTAAACCCTTTCTGTAATAGGTCCGATGGAAATAAATCCTGGAAGTCCGAACCGGTCGCAGCATGTCGAGCCTCGAATTCGTTATTTACAACCATTGTGAAGTCCTGGCAGTCAAACGCCGCCATATTGTCAACGTCATCCCCAATGTTCGCATCAGCACCACCGATCCAGCAGAATTCTTCGTCTAAAGTGTAGGAAGGTGTTTGAGGTGCAAGCACTATCAGATCCCCGACAGCAGTTGAAGTCTCAAGAGCAGTCACAACGAATTGAGTTGAGTTAGTTACAGAATCTATAGCATGTTCATAAACCGCAGCCGAAGGGAAAGCCAAGAAGCCTGTCCCAGGTCTATAAAGTTTAATTGCGTCAGCAGCAACCAACCCAAGTGTTTGGTCCACAGTAATTGTTTGTGCGCCTCCAGCAGCAACAGTGACCGCAGTTACTCTTGCGTGTCGGAATTCACTTTGAGCCATCATGTTAATGTCCGCAGTAATAATATTGTCAGCCTGTCCGATCGCATCGATACTATGAAACTGAACGCCCATATATCTTACGGCCCGATCAGTATAATTCTTTTGAAGTGTGTAAGTTTGGTCAAGAGTAGTAGGTGCAGATCCAACGTGTCCGTATACCGAATTGTTTGAAGCAACCACAACCGCAGTTTTGTTTCCAACCACCGTTTCAGTAATCGTTTCCCCATCCGTAAATTCACCAGAAGGTGAAGTGATTAAGATAAATTCTTGGTTGAAGTGATACGCAACTGTCGCAGTTTTAGCCGATACTGATCCTGTTATAGTAGATCCAACAGAAAAGTCACCACTAAAAGTATTCGCAGTCATGTAATTCCCGGAAGTAATTCCGCCATACAGCCCGTTGACAATGTGTCCAAATGTTTTAGGCTCTACGTTGACGGTGATAGCTCCGGCGGGTGCAGGGACCTTGTTCTTAATAGCCCGCAAATTCATCGCCCTATTCCCCGACACAGGTGTCGATGGACTATTGGGATATTCAGAAGTGATACTTTCACTCTGAAATGGAATAAAAGTAGTAGGCGTTAAGGCTACGTTCGCAGTCGCTTCCTTTATTAGCGACATCGATCCAACCCTTGAGTATGTTTCTGACATGATAGTTTATGTTATAAATTATTTTTTAAGTTTATCCTTTTCCTCTTTCTCATGCTCCTTTTTCAGTTCTTTAGTCTCTTTTCTAGCATTTTCCTTCTTTACAAGCTTTGCATGCCCCCGGCTAATAAGCAGGTCGGCGAGCGTGTCATTGATACGAACCTCTTGCCCCTTTTTAAAAGATGGACTGTTGGGGATCATTACATTCTCTTTTAGCAATACAAGTTTCATATTGTTTTGGGTTAGTTTTTACGAGTATATAATAGCACAATACTGTGCAATAATTAAGACCTGTTCGTCAATTGCGTCACCATACTAAAGTTCAAAGTCCCTTTCATGTAAAGAGTATCATTCACAATATTATCAAAATCATAATCTATTGAGATGTCATTGTTGAACAAATAATTAGTACCCTGAATATTTCTCCTCAAAGTCCCCAGTATAGTCGCAGCTTTTGGAGTCCCATTAGCATCCCTTTCTTCCATAAGGTCTATTAGAGCCTTTTGAGCATCCAAAATAGAGTCAGCCTCAACTCCGGTGGTAGAAACCTTCTCAAACCCACTCATTATCAGATCTATACCTATTGTGTATCTATACTTGTCTCTCGCTGTCCCTAGCTGGTCACTCACAAGCTCCGTTGCTTCCGCATACACGCAAACAACAGGTAAGTATGCCAAAGGAGGTGTTTTAACCTTCCCAACATAGTATTTTTTTACAGCAGTCGCACTCATTGCAGTCGCTATAATTCCTTTAATTTCTGCTAGTGCTAGTTGCATATTATTTTATTAGTTTTTTAATATATTTTTCAAACCCTTCCATCACTATATTGATCACCTCTTTGTTTATCCCGAGCATCGGCCTTTTCTTCTGGTTGTATTTAAAGTATTTAACATTATTCTTTATCGTAAGTTTGAACTTCGAGACAGTTTTTCTGAATCCTTTTTTTAGTGTCCCGGTCCAAATCAAGATCTTGTTAGTAATAATCGGCGATTTAGAGTAATGTCCCCGGCGATCCAGCCTCGCCTCTATAGTGGAAGCACTTAAACCTCTCCAAGGAGATCCGATAGCACGACCTTGAGTGTCAAAAACCTTCTTGCCATAGAACTCTATCAGGTCATTTCCGACATTAGTTAGTGGTACTTTGAAGCTTTTAACACCTTTAGCCATTGTGTTAAATTTTTTAACCACCTTTTTGTCGTCCACAGTCATGCTGATTTCCATTAGAATTGTTTGTTCATTGTAAATTTTGGAGCGGTGCTGTTAGTTGCGGTAGCAGCAGAACTCGCATCGGTAGGGTAAAACGCCGGCAGCAAAACATCACTAATAGCCAGTTCGTCCCCATTGCTATCGTATAGCTTGATTTTTCTAGTCCGGATCTGTTCGAGTAGTTCTAGTTGTCGGTTGAATTCGTCCACCACATCGACCCCCGGCATAACTTCAATGTTCGTGTTTTGATCCATAAAAATCAAATAACACGCAATCTTGATACTCGCCATCCGAATCAAAGGCGGAGTTTCAGATAAAGGCAAAGAATAAGCATCCCCGATCTTTCCATCAATAATTCCATCAGCTTCCTCAATACGATCATCCATGTAAGAGCCAGGAATCAATGTGTCATTTTTGAACGGACTAGCCGCTCTCACTTCTGCTTCTAAAGAATAAGCCATTATTATTTTAAGGTTATAGGTTCTACAGTTTTAAATCTGTTATAAACATCCCAGCATCCTTTTAAGAAAGCACCAACACTCATCAACATCATTTCGGTATTGATCTCCCCAAGAAGAAGTTGAGCGATAGCGGTAAACAATCCTGCCAAGGCAAGAAAGAATCCACCCCACACTGTCTTGGACTTGAACATTTGTTTTGCTGTTTTTTTAGCCATTGTTTTATTGGTTATTTAGTTAATATAGCTTCTATCCTATACGCAATCGCTGTAACCTCATCCAACTTCGCCTGTAAATGTGGCAAGTGATTATCCATTATCTTCTCAATCGCTACTTGGTTGGCTTCAATAGCCACTTGGTTGAGAGCGATATTCTTATCCACTGTGGCAAGGAATATGCAGAACATAATCACCAACGGGATTAGCCTGACCGTTTCATGCCATAGATTTATTTTTGGCGTTTCCATATTTATTGATTATTGGTTATTGAACTATTGGTGAGAATTTAAAGTTGCCAATAGCATCCATAGTTCCAAGATTTGTCACGCAATATGTAGAGCTTATATATGTAGCATCTGACGCAGGATTTGAACCTGATGCAGCAACTATTTGAGTCCAAGTATCCCCATCATCCATAGAGAAGAATCCTGTAAACATACCGCCATTTCTTGTTATTTTATATCTAACCTTACCATCTTCTGGCACATAACTTGCATCTGTGTAAAACAAAACTGTAGAACTTCCGTCCCCATTATTTCTGTGTAACGCTAATCTTTCAGTAGACAACACCGAAAACATATAACCACTCTGCCCTACTGAACCATGTGCGATTGTTGAGTCTGCTATAAAATACAACCTAGTATTGGTTGCAGCAGCATGAAATAAATCAAACTCCCATGTGCCATAGACCTGTGTGCTTTCTCTGTAAGTAATCCCTGTCGAGATATTGGCTATCTGTTTTCCACCACCACCACTATTTTCTACCTTATGAGTTCCTGTAGAAATCTCCCATCCTGTATTAGATAAGAACCCTGCTGTTTCGTTGGCTAAACTCTCATTCCAGCCTCTTCCATCTGCTATATAAACTGGGTCGGAATTAGGTATTTCTTGTACAGTTATGTCATCCCAAGCCGTATATCCTGATGTTTGTCCAGAATGATATAATAAAAAATCTTTAGCAGAATTATCCCAAGTCTTAACAAAATCAA